CACTCCGTCCGCCGGTAAAAGTCCGGCGCTGATAAGCACGAGCGAAACGGAGGCTGTATCATGGATCAGATTATCAAGTATTGCCGCGATTGCGGCGCTGATTCCGGCCGCGAGTTTTGGCGCAAGGCCGACGCAGTGCGGTATGCCCGCGCTTGCATCTGCCCCGATTGGGAGTATGTCGCGGTAATCAACACGTGCACCAAGCGTGTTGATGTGATCAAGGGCGTGCCGATGATGGTGCGCTATGCGACCGGATGCACCGAGTAAAAGCGCGGAAAGCTCTGCGCTATCTACGGGGGGACAAGAAAGCGCGCCCGCCGCCGTCGGCTTCGCGCCTTGATCTCCGCACGCGGTTAGCATTTTAGTTAGCATTTTGTTAGCAAAATGCGCTTGTATTATGCGGAAAACAATCGTAAATCCGCGACGTTTTTCGCACTGCAAAGCTTTCCAAAAGCGCTGCAAAGCATTGATAAATAAAGAAAAACCAGCAATCACAACGGATTGCTGGTTTTCTCTGTTCTGGTGGACGATAGCTCCCCAAATCCGAACCCCTCGCTAGAAGGAGAGCCAGCGGTGCTAACCCGGAAAGTCTTTGTTTTGCAGGAAGTGAGGTTATATGCGGTGGTAATTTTATATCCGTCAGGTTCGTCCCATACCGTCACGGAATTTACCAGAAGGTCGATGATACGCCGCCTGCAATCCTCGTCTTCTATATCGCCGCCTTGGAACTTCGTTAGCCAGAATATTATCTGATCTCTGTCAATTCGGCAGATATATTTTTCTTCTTCCCGAAGCTGAGAGGTCAGGTCTTTCTTTTCCTTTTCCAACTCGGTCAGGCGGTTCAGGAGAGCGTCAGACGCAATTCCTTTTTCAACGGCCTTGGTGATGTTGTTGATACCTTGTTCGATCTCGGTGAGTCTAGCGGACAATTCTGGAATACGGGTGTTCTCTTTCAAGTCCCTATCCGCCTGTGACATCGCCATATCGGCCAGTTCCTCAATCACATCGTTGGTAAGCAGCGCCATAGCGTCCTGTGCGACAATGCGTTCAATGAAATCTTTCTTCAATGGTTTCTTATCACAGCCTTTTCGCCGTTTCCGTGAATAGCAGGTGTAGTAGTTGTGGATAGCTCCGGTTTTACTCGTACCGCTTTCCCCGTTCATCGTGGCTCCACAATGTCCGCAGAACAGCTTTCCAGATAGGAGGTAATCTACCTTAGCTTTACCCCTTGCGGGCGCGTCAGCAGCCAAAGAAAGCCGCCGTTGTACCGTTTCAAAGAGGTCTTTGTCGATGATGGCCGGAATAGCGTTTTCTTTCTTTATGTCTTTATAGATGTATGTCCCGATATACCGCACATTCCTGAACATGGATTTAAAACTGCTTCGGTTAAACTCCGAGTTTTTGGCAGTACGGTAGCCCTTGCCGTTGAAGATGCGGCAAATCTCAGCCATGCTCTCGCCATTGGCGTAGAGCTGAAATGCTTCTTGGACGATATGAGCGGTTGCCGGATTTATTACAAGTTTATGATCTTCAATTTTGTAGCCTAACGGGACATGACCGCCAACGGAATGACCCTTCATGGCTGACTCTCTCAGACCACGGGTAATCTTCTGACTGAGGTCGGCGGAATAGTATTCGGCAATACCTTCAAGTACAGACTCCAAGATGATACCTTCGGGGTTATCAGAGATTGTTTCGGTTGCGGACTTGACCCGAACTCCATTCTTCCGCAGCCGCATTTTAAACACGGCGCTGTCTTCTCTATTTCTGGCAAAGCGGTCGAGCTTCCACACGACCACGAAGTTCCAGAGATGATGAGCGCTGTCGGAAATCATCTCCTGAAAATGGACTCGCTTCTCTACATCTTTCCGAGCAGTAGTAGCACGGTCAACATAAATGGCGACAATGCGGAAGCTCTTGTGCTTACAGTACGCAATACAGTCTCGAAGCTGACCCTCAATGGACTGTTCCGTCTGCCGTTCCGAACTGAACCGAAGGTACAAAGCAACATCAACTTCACCTTTGGTCAGGGTGGTAGGGTCATCATGAAACTGCTGCTGTTCCTCCGGGGTTAACATGGAGAGGTCGATATTAAACTTTTTACGCATATCAGAACCTCCGCTTCATTTCCCGGACACGACCGATAAAGTGCAAGCGTTTCTGGTCGGCACCTACGAACTCCATATCAGGATAGTAAGGGTTGAAGGAGTGAAGCGAGGTGGAATTTTCACCGAACTCGACCTGTTTTAAAAACCCTTCTGTACCGTCTACCACGACCACGGCAATACAGCCGCTCTCAATTTCTGCGTCCATCTGAATAAGCACTCTATCGCCATTATCAATCTTCGGTGCCATGCTGTTACCAGATACTTCGAGCCAAAAGCAGTTGTCGTTATCGTATTCGTCATCAACTGCTTCCCAACCAACAATCATTTCTTCCGCAATCACCCCTGTCCCCGCCGAAGCTAAACCGATGACTGGACGCAAACCCCGTTTCTCATACGGAATGTAGGTGCCTACCGTTTCCGTATTAGGAATGGGGTTATTAGTTTTCCCCATGAGGTAGTCAACCGACACCCCGAAATATTTGGCAAGGAGTTGCTGAGTGGAACGGACAGGGATAGTCCCTTTCTTCCATTCCCCAAAAGAATTTTTTCCGAGATCGAGTTCATCAACAATCTGTTTCTGAGTTAATCCCTTTTCTCTGCGAAGTTCAGTCAGTCGCTCGTAGAAAGTCATCGTGTTTTCCTCCGTTCCCGCCAATGGGAATTTTTTTGCAGAAAATCACTATCACCCTATTGACAAATCCCATCTATGGGATTATACTCAACTTACAACAACGAAAGTTAATAAAGGCAACAGTAATCCGAGGGGTCAACTTCCTTCTCGCAAAAGGAAATCGGCTCCTTCATAATCGGGGTATCGCCAATGCTATTGTCGTTCGCAAAACTGATTGTAGCATAGGCGACCTCCGATTGCAAGGATTATTTACAACTAAAGTTGCAATCCACATGAAAGGAGGTCGCACGATGGCAGAGACTTCCCGTCCGTTGTCTATGAGAGATCGTTCTTCCTACGCAGAACAGATTAGGGATAAGATTTCTCACTTTACGCTCACCTATGCGTGGCTAATTCATCGCCTGTCGGACGAGGGGCTGCTCACGGACAAGTTTGAAATGTCGGCAACGCTGTCCGGCACTCGTATTGGCCCAAAAGCAGATGAAATCCTGCGTCGCTCGCTCGATATTTTGAACGAGTACGAGGCGAAAATCGTATCATGAGTGTTTTCGTCCCCGAAAAGCAGGCTCAGGCAAGCGCACTAAGCCTACTGGTCGCTCAGCGCGTTCGAGAATATTTCAAGGACGAAGCCCACCGAGCCGAGTTTGAAAAGTGGTACGAACAGCGATACGGCAAGAAGTACATATGGAAGAAGGTCACTTCATGAAAAAGGTTTTTGGAGCACTCGCGTTTCTCTCGTTTTTCTACCTTCTGGGTGTAGTCGGTTCTATCGAAAAAGAGATGATAACGCTGGGTGTTGGCGCAATTCATATGGCGGTTAGCCTTGTGTGTTTTGGCTTGTTCGGTAAGCTGTACAGTCTTTCGGAGTCGAAGCAAAGAAAAAGCCGCTGACGGAAGTACCAGTTCCATCAACGGCAAGCGAAAATGCTCAATTCGATTATATATCGGAAATATTCACTTGTAAAGGAGTGATTTAAATGAATGTCAACCGTAAAGTCGGCAACGGTTTTGAAAAATCGTTGTGTGAATATTTGTCCAACAAGGGTTTCTGGGCACATAATCTCGCTCAAAACGCACAAGGCCAGCCGTTTGATGTGCTTGCCTCTCGTAATCGAGAAACCCACCCGATCGATTGCAAGGTGTGCGAGAATGATGTTTTTCGCCTGAGTCGAATCGAAGAAAATCAGCGATCCGCAATGACGCTGTGGGAAGCTACAGGTAACGGCACCGGCTGGTTTGCGCTAAGGCTGAAAGACGGAGATGTATATTTCATTTCGCTCTATACACTCAATAATTTGGCCGCGAAAGGTGTTAAGCAACTCAACGAAAGGGATATTCGCATGATGTGTATTTCCCTTGATGTGTGGGTGAGTCTATGCAAGTAACTGTTGGCAACCAGCTTCGAATTGAAAACCCGTCTGAGCAGTTAATTGCATGGTGTAAGCAGCAGCTCATCCTTTCTAATCCTGACTACATCAAGAAAAAACGTATGGGTTTCTGGACAGGCAATACTCCTGAGAAGTTGTACCTGTTCCAATGGGACGGCGGCACACTGGTTCTTCCCTACGGGTGTTTGAGAGATGTGTTGGCGATGGACGATTGCCACATAAAGGCCAATCTTCCCACGCCGACCGAGGTGGACTTTGGTTGCACTATTCCGCTCTATGACTACCAAGTGGAAGCCAAGGAAGCCTTGATAACTGCCTACTACGGTATTCTTCAAGCCCCTGCTGGTTGTGGTAAGACGCAGATCGGTTTGGCGATGGCAAGCACGCTGGGTAGGCGTACACTTTGGCTTTGCCACACAAAAGACCTGATAACCCAAAGCAAAGGCCGCGCGGAACAATACATGAGTCCATCGCTAACCGGAACAATCGTGGAGGGTAAGGTGCAGATTGGTAAGGCTATCACCTTTGCGACCGTTCAGACAATGTGCAATCTCGATCTTCCGCTCTGCCGAAACATATGGGACACGATTATCGTAGATGAAGCCCACCGTGTCAGCGGTTCCCCGACCTCGGTCACAATGTATTCGAAAGTGCTGAACTCGTTAGCCGCTCGACACAAGTACGGCTTGACCGCTACCCCTGATCGGGCTGACGGATTGATTAGAGCGACATTCGCTTTGCTAGGCGATGTGGTTCATACCATTCCGAGAGAGGCAGTTGCTGATAAAATCGTCAAGGTCACGGTTTATCCTCGCTCTACGGGAGTTGGTCTGAACAGGGCGTTTCTCGGCACGGACGGTACGGTAATCGAAGCCAAACTGATTAACTTTTTGACCGAGAATGCTGATCGCAATAAGTTGATTATTTCCGACCTGATTGATAACGGTAGCCACTATAATCTTATTCTCTCCGACAGGGTAAGTCACTTGCGGTATCTGATTGAGAAGTTGCCACCCAAGCTGAGAGGTCAGGCCGTCATGGTCGATGGTAGTATGACCTCTAAAAAAGCGAAGGTGCAGCGAGAACAGGCTATTGAGGATATGCGACAGGGCAAAAAGCGCTATCTGTTCGCCACCTATGCTCTCGCCCGTGAAGGCTTAGATATTCCCCGGCTTGACCGTCTGTACTTGACCACACCGCACCAGCACTCCGGCGTGATTGTTCAGAGCATTGGTCGTATCGCCCGTACCTTCGAGGGTAAGGGTGAACCGATAGCGTATGACTATGTTGATGACGGTATCGTGAGCATGGTCAAGCGTTACAAGAAGCGGTGTACCACCTACCGCAAGTGCGGTTGTAAATTCATCGAGCAGGAGGTGTCGAAGTGAAGGTTTTGGTCGCTTGTGAAGAAAGCCAAGCGGTTTGTACTGCGTTCAGAGAGAGAGGTCACGAAGCCTACTCTTGTGATATCCAGGAACCGTCAGGCGGACACCCTGAATGGCACATTCTCGGTGACGCTCTCGAAGCCGTTAAAGGCGGGAGCGTGACTACGATGGACGGGAAAGAACATGAGGTCGGTAAGTGGGACTTGCTGATTGCTCACCCGCCTTGTACCTTCCTTACCGTATCTGGAAACCGTTGGTTCAATGTCGAACGATACGGAGACAGGGCGGTTGAACGCTTAAAAGCTCGAAAAGAAGCAGCCGAGTTTTTTATGGCATTTATCAATGCGGACATTCTTTGTGTTTGTGTTGAGAATCCAGTTGGTTATATGTCAACACATTACCGCAAGCCAGATTGTATCGTCCAACCGTATGAATTTGGACATCCCGCGAGAAAGAAAACTTGCCTATGGCTTAAAAATCTCCCGCCGCTCATTCCAACGGATGTTGTAAATCCTGGAGAAATACTGCCGGGTGGTTATAGCGTAGGGGCATCTGCGAATTATGCTACGGATGAAAACGGAAAAATCTTACGGTGGAACGACCCACGTACAGCAAAAGCCAGGAGTAAAACCTTCTCTGGTATCGCAAAAGCTATGGCTGACCAATGGGGAGGTGATGTTTGCAGTCATGGATAATCTCTTTATCTTCGACTGCGAATAGCAGTCTTTCAAAATGATTGGCTTTTTGTCTTCAAGGACAAGATCACGAGAGAATACACCGAGATTTGGAATGACAATGAAGCGGTCAAACAGTTCATGACCCAAGAACCCCTGATGGCAGGGTTCAACAATAAGCATTATGACCAATTCATTCTGAAAGCGGTTCTCTCAGGTTTCACGCCGGAGGAAATCAAGGCGGTCAACGATTTTATCATCGTTGGTGGTTACGAGGGCTGGGAGTATGCCCCTCTCCGTGACTGCGGGATTTTCTTCGATCAATATGACCTGATGGACGATTGCCAGATGGGTTTGTCCTTGAAAGCAATCGAAGCGCACCTCGGAATGGACATTCGTGAAACCACTGTTCCGTTTAACATCGACCGCCCTCTGACTGAGGACGAGAAGCGAGAGGTCGCGTTCTACTGCCGCCATGATGTTGACGCAACTGACAGGCTGGACGATCTTCGCCAAGGCTACCTGTCCAGTAAGCTCACGCTGGGTCGTGAAAAGGGGCTGTATCCTGCAAAAGCCCTTTACATGACCAACGCCAAGCTAACCGCTGCTTACCTTGACGCAGAGCAAAAGCCGCACTATGACGAGCGGGAATATCAGTATCCGCCGAAGTTGCTTCGTCAGTACATTCCGCAGGAAGTGTTCGACTTCTTTGAACGGTTGAAGGACAAGAGTATTCCTGACGAAGTGGTGTTCAAGGAAAAGCTCGATCTGATGGTAGGCGGCTGTCCTTGTACCATCGCCTACGGTGGTATTCATGGGGCTATCCCGTGTTACCGAGAGGAAGCCACGGAAACCCGCTCTATCCGCAACAAAGATGTTGCAAGCTACTATCCACACCAGATGACCTTGAACGGTTATTGTAGCAGAAACATTCCCTCTCCCGATGTATATGCCGCCACTATTGAGCGGCGTGTTAAGGCAAAGAGGGCTGGCGATAAGGCTACGGCGAACGCTTTGAAGCTGGTACTGAACACCACCTACGGCGCTATGTTGAACCGCTACAACGACCTGTATGACCCGCTTATGGGGCGCTCGGTCTGTATCTCAGGCCAGTTGCAGTTGCTCGAAATGGCGGAACATCTTGTTCAGGACTGCCCTACCTTGAAGATCATTCAGCTCAACACCGATGGTATCATGGTCAGCCTTGATGACTGCGATGTGCCTATGTATCAGAAAATCACGCAGGAGTGGCAGGACAGAACCGGCTTTGAGTTAGAGGAAGACCTTATCAAGATGATCTGCCAGAAAGATGTGAACAATTATGTTGAAGTTCCCTTTGAGGGCGACCCCAAAATCAAGGGCGGCGTTCTCGTTCGTGGAATTGCCCCGGCAGGAGCGTTCAACGTCAACAACAACGCCTGCGTGGTTGCCAAGGCCGTCAAGGATTATCTGGCCTACGGTATCCCGGTCGAAGACACCATCATGAGCTGCGATCGCCTGCTGGACTTCCAGTTGGTCGCCAAGGCCGGGAGTAAGTATGGTGACGCTCTCCATGAAGTAGACGGTCAGATGGAGGTCGTACAGAAGGTCAACCGGGTATATGCCACGGAAGATCATCGGTACGGAACCCTCTACAAAATCCACCTCGGTACTGGCAATCCCGTCAAGATTGCTGGACTCCCCGCAAAATGTGTCGTAGACAACGATAATCACCTGACGATTGATGTGGTTGACCGTGACTGGTATATCCGGCTGGCACGGCGTTATGTCCGAGATTTTCTCGGAGAGAAGCCACCCAAGCGAAATACTCGCAGAGTCAATTCTATCAAGAAAAAATTATTAGAAATGTTGGAGGTGTAAATGTGAATCATGTCCATTTCATGAGCGAAAAGGACGATTGGGAAACTCCACAAGACCTTTTCGACAAGCTCAATGAGCATTTCCACTTCACCCTTGACGCTGCCGCAAGTGGCAGTAATCACAAGCTCCCACGGTATTACACCAGAGAAACGGACGGCCTGTCACAAGATTGGGGCGGAGAGAGAGTATTTTGTAATCCACCCTACGGCAATGTTGAAACCGGTCTATGGACTCGAAAGTGTTGGGAAGAAGCCCAAAAACCAAACACACTTGTGGTTCTTCTTATTCCCGCACGAACGGATCGTAAATCATTCCATGAGTACATTTACAACAAACCCGGCGTGAAGGTTCACTTTTTGAAAGGGCGCTTGAAGTTTGAAACTCATGGTGTTTCACAAGGCACGGCTCCATTCCCATCTATGATTTGTATATTCAATAAGGAGGATTATTAACTATGGCTACTACCAAGAAAGCCGCTGAGACTGCGGCGGTGGATTATTCCACCATGAATGTGTTCCAGAAGTTGCAGCTTGCCCGTGTGCGCTTCCTCGAAGCTGGCGTGGACAAAAGCGGCAAGCACATGAAGCTCGAATATAAGTATTTCGAGCTGGCGGACATTGTTCCCAAGGCCGAGCAGATTTTCCTTGAAATCGGCCTGATGATGGTTCCGTCCATGTACGGCGATAAGGCGACCGCTCGTGTCTACAATGTCAATGACCGTGAGGACTTCATTGATTTTGTTGCACCGTACACCCCCATCGCCCCCTTCGTGTCCAATGCTGGCAATCAGGTCACAAACGAAATGCAGGCGACCGGCAGCTCCATCACCTACATTCGCCGCTACCTGTGGCAGCTCGTTCTTGACATTGTGGAGCATGACAGTATCGACAGCGGCGAGTTTGAAACGGCTCCCGCACCCGCTCCCACCGTCACCAAGAAGCCCCCTGTGACCACTGAACGGCGTCAGGAAATCAAGAAGGAACTGACCGGCGCTCCTGCTGGTGCGGCTACCAAGGAACAGGTCAGTACGCTGAAAAGTCTGCTGAAAAAGCTCATGGATATTGACGCAGAGCAGGAACAGTTTGTGCAGACCATCGCCATGAAGACCGAGGGCTTCTCCAAGATCGAAGCCGACAAGTGTGACGCTCTGATCGATGGCGTGAACAATATGCTGGCTAGCTACGAGACGAAAGCGACAAAGGAGGGCTAAAGTGTGGAATGGCTTGACGGCAACAAAATTCAGATTATTCCTCCCAAGCGTCCGAAGAAGCTGACCGGTACTCGCTTTGCTACTATCCTCGGTCTGAACCCGTGGTCTACACCGTTCGAGATTTGGTGTGAAGTGACCCGCACCTATCAGAAGCCGTTCGAGGATACGATCTACACCATCGCGGGTAAAACCATCGAGCCTAAGCAGGCCGAGTACATGAAGCAGACCTACTTCATGAGCAATCTGGTCACACCGACCGACATTTGGGGCAAAGACTACTTCCGTCAGACCTACGGTGACTTCTTCAAGGAAAGCCCCGTTCTCGGTGGTATGTGGGACTACTTGCTCTATGGCAAAGATGGTAAGCCCACCACCGTCCTCGAGATGAAGACTTCCAAGCGTGTCGAGGACTGGAAAGACGATATTCCCGAGTATTACGCTTTGCAGGCAGCGTTGTACGCTTACCTTCTCGGCGTGGACGAGGTTATCATGGTCGCTTCCTTCCTTGGGTTCAAGGATTACGACCATCCTGATGAGTTTGTGTGCAGCGGTGACAACACCATCACTCGTCCCTTCAAGGTGTCTGAGCGGTATCCTGACTTCGAGAAGAAGTATGTGAAGCCTGCCCTGAAATGGTGGAAGGACTATGTGGAGAGCGGCATTTCTCCCGCCTTTGACGAGCGAAAGGACGCTGAAATCCTGAAAGCCCTCCGCACCAACAATCTGTCCCTCGAAACGGACATGGTGGCGCTGGTCAAGGAAGCCGAAGACCTGAAAGCCAAGCTGGACGCTCACGCCGCTGAGGTGGCTGAGGATGAGAAGCGATACAAGGTCTTGACCGACATGATTAAGAAAGCCGCAATCGCTCAGTTTCGTGACGGTGACAAGAAGGTGTCTATCGCTGGCTCCGCCTATAATTGGGAAGTCAGCCGTACTTCCACCACGAAGATCGACAAGGACGCTATGGAAGCGGACGGTATTCTGGCGAAGTACACGACCACTGAGGACAGTTACCGCATTTCCCCGAAAATCATTAAGGAGGATTGACCTATGAAGTTTTCAAAGTTCGTGAAGTCCCTCGCCCCTGATGGTGGCGCTATCTACGAGTACATGAACGAGCGCTGGCTTGCTTCCCCGTCTGTACTTATGCTTATTCCCGATGGTATCCGCAGCGTGACCGGGTATAGCAATGAGAAAATGCCTGACGGCATTGGTCGCCTGATCTCTCAGGTCGGTTGCACCGAGTATGCCGAGCTGGTTAAGGCAATCATGCCTGAGCCGGACGGCGCAATTAAGGATTGTGTTCGTATCTTCGCCACACAGGACAGCACCATGACCCTTCCCATCACCAACGATGACTGGTCACTGATCGAGAAGTCTGACTTCTGCGAAATCTTGTATGCTTACGATCTGGAAAGCGACAAGAGCGTACCGAAAGCCCTGCTGGTCAAGCAGTACGCTAAGTACCCCGATGACGAAGACCAGTTGGTTGGTATCATCTTCCCCTGCGAGTACACAGAACAGCTCAATTTTTACACCATGAAGGAGGACAAAAACAATGGCTAAAATCGGACTCACCGAGGGTTTCGCCCCCATTCCCGAAGGTACTCATGTCTTCCAGATTACCGATGTGAAGTACAAGGAGGACTTCGGCAAGCTGGAAGTTTATATGCAGACGCAGACCGGCAGTAAGCACATCGAGCGCTTCTCTCTGCTGAAATCCGATGGCTCTCCCAACGAGGGTGCATACAACGCTTTCAGCTACTTCGCCAAGACCGCCCTCAATAATTTCGACCTGACCGAGATCGACCACACCGACCTGATTGGTCACTTCATCGAGTGCGATGTGGAGCATGATGTTCAGGAGAACAAGAGGAAGCCCGGACAGAGCATTACCTTCGTCCGTTTGACGGATAAACGCCCCTCTGAGGGCTGGTACGGCTCTAGCAATACGGTTGCCGCCCCTGCTGTTAAAACCGCTCCTGCGGCTTCTCAGACCGCTCCTAAGGCCCCGATGGATTTGGCAGCTCTCCTTGACGACTAATAGCGAGTGCGAGGGAGGGCTAAAATAAAACGCTCTCCCTCGCCAATGGTATGTTGAAAACTATGTTGAAAGTGAGGATAAGCTACAATGGCAGAAGCCTATATTTGTTCGCTCTCCAAGGTTCAGCGCCACGCTGAAATCTGCAAGGAGATCAACGATCTTTACGAGCGCAAGAACCATGACTACGGTGACAGCTTCCACCAGACCTTCGTCGAAGAAGGAATGGCGATGGCTCGTATCCGGTTGGGAGATAAGTTCAGCCGCTTTAAGACCCTCTCCCGTGGCGGTGGGCAGAAGGTCAATGACGAGTCTATCCGAGACACCCTGATTGACCTCGCCAACTACGCCATTATGACGGTGCTGGAAATGGAGGTTGCGAAAGATGTTGCAGATTAAAACCATTCGGAATCGTCTGGACAATTCCACCTTCTTTGACAATGAAGTAAATGCGGCTCTGCGTGCCGGGTGGACTCTGAAAAAGAGAACCGTTCTGCGGCCCATTGGCCAGTCTAAGTCCGTCTACGCTCACACAATGTTGTATGCAGAGTTGGAGAAGGAGGTCGCTGACGATGACGTTGAATGATTATCAGAAAGCCGCCGAGCGCACTTCCGGCGACCTGACTTCATGGGATAAAGTTCGCAACGGCTGTTACGGTCTGAACGGCGAAGCCGGAGAGTGCATTGACATTCTGAAAAAGACCGAGTTTCAGGGTCATGCTTTCGACCCGAGGAAGATGGTTGATGAGTTGGGCGATGTTCTCTGGTATGTCGCACAGTTGGCGACCGGCTTGGGTGTGACCCTTGAATATGTGGCACAGCACAATGTCGATAAGCTGCTGGCTCGTTACCCTGACGGGTTCGACAGCGAAAAGAGTATCCATAGGAAGGAGTACGAGCAGCATGAGGATCATTGAACCTTCTGTGGAGCTTATCAACGCTCCTGATTATAAGACCCTTCTGACCACCATCGAAGCTGCTGGGCGTACTTGCTACAAGTCCGAGGACAAAATCACGGACGGAAGCGCAGAGAAGTTTGTCCGTGGCATTATCAAGCGCGGTCACGAAGCTGTCATTGAACATGGTTCTCTCACTGTCCGCTTCATCTGCGACCGGGGCGTAAGCCATGAGATTGTCCGTCACCGTCTGGCGGCGTTTTGTCAGGAGTCCACCCGGTACTGCAATTACGGCAAGGAGGGCTTCGGCAGTGAAATCACCGTTATTCGCCCCTCTACGTTTGATAAAGAAGATTCTACATACCGGATTTGGCAACGAACGTGTAAGCAAGCGGAGGTTGCCTACTTTGATCTGCTGAACGAGGGTTGCACCCCACAGGAAGCTCGATCTGTCCTTCCGAATAGCCTGAAAACCGAGGTGGTCATGACCGCCGATCTCAGAGAATGGCGGCACTTCTGTAAACTCCGTTGCGCTCCTGCGGCTCATCCTGATATGCGAGTGGTTGCCAGCGAATTACTCAACAAATTCAAAATGGTCTACCCCGTCTTCTTTGAGGATATTGAGTCATGAAGGTGAAGAAAGCTGGCGGCAAGGTGTTTGGTGCGGTCTTAACTGCCGCCGAGAAGAAAGCGATGGAGATGGAAATCAATCGTCAGGTCGTGGAAGCCGATAGGCGGTACGTCGATGACATTGACGCTATGGTGCTTTACACCCTCCATGTTCACCTTGGTTTCGGCAAGAAGCGCCTGCGGGAATTCTATGACGCTTTCTCCGCCGAGCATGACCGCCTTATTCAGTATTATCAAATGCCGGACGATTACACATGGCTCTGCAAAGAAATGTTGAAGCGTATCGGTGTTGATGTTGAAGCATGGAACCGTGAAAGGAGAGAATCTAATGAAGCTGAAAAGCATTGACGGCAAAGTGCCGTATATCATGGCCGCTGGAAAAGACTTCGTGAAAGATGAAATGTCGCTGGCGGCGGCAGAGCAGATTTGCTCCCGTGGAACGCAGACCACCAGCAAGCTCTTTCCCGATTTCCCCATCTGCGTAGATGACAAGTTTTATTTTGCTGGAACCTCGACAAAGCCCAAGTCCGGCAAGGCTAAGACCCCTTGCGAGAACTAACAATTACAATCTCCCTGTGGTTCGTCATCATTATCACCGTTCTCTGTTGGAAAATGCCCACGGTTGAGGTTGAAGAACCTTCTCCCGTTGTCGAGGTGGTAGAGGTAGTCACCCCGGAGCCAGAGCCGGAGGTGACACCTCAGCCGTGGACAGACGAGGAAGTGATTGTACTGGCGAAAATGCTATGGGGAGAAGCCAGAGGGGTCAACTCTGACGCTGAGAAAGCTGCTTGTGTGTGGTGTGCGCTCAACCGTGTCGATCATGGCTACGGCGATATTATAACGGTCGTGACTGCACCCAAACAATTCGTAGGGTACAATGCGAAAAATCCGATCGATGACGATTTGATTACTCTCTGTATAGACGTGTTATCCCGCTGGTATGCAGAGAGAGAAGGTCAGGTTGAGGTTGGTCGTGTCCTCCCTGCGGATTACTTATGGTTCTCTGGCGATGGCGAGAGAAACTACTTCCGCAACGCCTACCGTGGCGGTGATAGATGGAACTGGTCTTTGCCCAGCCCGTATGAAAGCTGAGGTGGCAACAATGTATGAGAATATACCCGCTGAACTTCGAGGGGAAAAGGCATGGGTCAATGTGTGGAACGGATCGAAAGTTCCCATGCAGGCCACCGTCAGAAAAGCAGCTTCTTCCTCTAATCCTGATACATGGTCAAATTACATTGACGCTGAACACAATGTCCAGCACGGCTACTATGACGGTCTTGGCTATGTATTTCATGGTAACGGGATAATCGGTATTGACATTGACGATGGCTTTACTGACGGGCTTCTGAATCCGCTGGCGGCTGACATTATCGGTCGTTGCCGCTCCTACACGGAAAAGTCCAGA